ATATTGCAGGATACGCATAGCAAGGCGTGGCTCGTCCTCCAACGGCAGCTCGAAGTCTTGGTAGTCGTTATTGACATTGAAGATAGGAGAGCCGTCCTGCACGTTGATATACGTCCACTTAGGAGCCAGAGGTATGCGGATATAGTGGAGCTGGTACGTCGACGTACCCGCAGGCAGCAAGTTGAAGACGCCACCCTGCTGCGTATAGACAGGAAAGCTTACCGTAGGTGTAACGAGTGGAGAGCTGCTAAGGAGGTGAGCCTTAGAGTTTTCTATGCGCTCAGCCTCTCTGCCATCACGCATAATACGCACCACCGTATGGAGGTTGGCAGGCTCAGGGATGGCATCCAAATCAACATCCTCAACGACAGTATAGAAGGTGTCGATAACCTCCATAGTACGCCGAGCCTCATCGGTGGTTCCAGATGTGCCGCGACGAGCGTTTTGCTTTCTTATCTCAGCAGCATAGCCGCTGAAGTATTCCTCAAACAACTCCAGCTGAGCCTGCTTAGCAAACAGGTTGAAATCAGCAGGGCTGATATATCCGTAGTTGTTCTTGTTCAGTACAGAGAGGACGAGGTTGCGTACCGAGTTAATCATCACAAGCAAAGATAGCCAAATAAAAAGGGCCGCATCTCTGCGACCCAATTTAGCGAATCCACCTACACAGGTGCATCCTTGTCGGATTCGTTTACTTCTTTACAGACTTGACGCGACGTCCCATACCCACCTTGCTCTTCTCCGCTTTCTTCCTCTTGAGCTCCGAGCTGCTCATCTCTCCCTTCGTCTTAGGTGTGGCTTTCGATACGCGCTTCGTAGGGCGGCAGTACTCGTTCTTTCCGCCAGCTCCGCACGGCTTACCCGTACGTGTGTCGACCCACTTCTCTTTCTCCCAACGCTTTAGCGACGAGCCCTTCTCCGTCTTCTTGACAGAGCCTTTTGCTTTACGGCACTTAGCGATAGCCTGAGAAGCGCGAGCAGAGGGGAAAACATCGTACTGCGCCTTGACCTTTTTATAGCACGCGTCCTTAGGCACGCCGCTTACGGTTGGGGACGAGGGCGTCGATAATCTTGTCGAACAGGCCGAAGATTTGATTGTCCTTATCCGTAGGGGTGAGGTTGACAATAACCTTGATGAAAGCCATCAAAGCAATAGTAAGCTCCAACCAATTCTCGGTGATAAATTCAATAGGTGTCATAACAACTAATTCTTTATGTGTGACCAATGTACAAAAAAAAGAGGGCCTCTCTTTAGAAGCCCTCTCCCCCTTGCAAAAACTTAACTAGACAAATGCTTCTCTAATTCTAAGTAAAGGTCTGCGCCATCACCAGCTGAGAAGTATGCGCAAATATAGCGCATTGGGCTTTCATCTGGAGGAACGGTAAGCAAACGCTTCTTATTATCAGGCAGGTTGAAGTGAACGTCGCGCTGCTTGTTACGGAACCCTAAAATGCTCTCATCGAAGAGGCGCTGTACCTTGGATTCAAACTGCAACATATCGTCGTCCATAGCCTCCAAGATGCTTTCTGGATGCTGGTAAGCATACACCAACATATCGCGGCGAAGCTCCGACGAAGTCATCTTAGATACATCGCGACCCAGCATAACGCGAGCGATACTCTCAAGCATAGAGATATCAAGCTCACGCACAGATAACTGGGCATCCAAACGCAATGAAGCCATATCGAGCTCTTCCTGCGCATCGCGCTCCGTATCAACCTCCTCGAAGATATTTCCGTTGCCGGGGTGGTACTTCAAGAACTCCTGAAGGACAGGGTTGTTACGTGGCACGACAAGCATACCGCGCTCGAAGACTACAGGCTCAAGAATAGCATTACCATCCTGCTCATCCTCGAAAGGAGAGCGCTGGTTTTTGGCATACCGCAAAGGACGGTTGTAGCCCTTCTTCTCATCGAAGTACAGCAGTGGGCTGTTCTGCTTATGCCGAGAAGAAAGCATAAACATAAGTGGTGCACGGCGCCGCGTAAGGCGGTAGGTGCGGTCTTTGAATGTAGACATAGCAAATTGAATTGAAAGAAAAAAAGGGGGGAGGAGGCGTGGAGCCCCATCTCCCCCCGTACAACTAACCTATTATCCTTCGAACAACACGAAGTTGTTTGCACCGAGGACGCACACAGCACGCTCAGAGAGGAAGTTTACCTCCATAGCGTCGAGGTCGCTGGTAGCAGCGCCTCCAGCAGAACCAGTAATCCAAGTCTTGTAGCGACGGTCTTCAGCTTCAGAAGCGCGGTACCGTACGTGCAAGAATGGACGCTTAGCGTTCTTACCGAGGACTTGGTCATACACAGTAGTAGAACCAGCAGGTACCAACATACCGCTAATCTTACCACCAACGAGGTCGCCACGCATAGAGGCATCGTTCAGGTATTTCCAGTCCGTCTTGTAGAAGTCGTATCCACGACGGAAGCCAGAGAAGCCGAGGTTCAACGCCATATTCTGGTCATTGTTGAACAAACCGTATGACGTACCGTCAGCTCCATAAGAGTTCTGAGAAGCCAAAATATCGTCAATCTCAAAGCTGAAGTCGCGGTTTACGAAGAGGACATTCTCCTCGATAGCTCCTTGCTTATCCAATCGCTTGATGATGGTATCGAACTCAGTCAACGTAGTAGGTACTCCGTCGTATACGTTACCACGAGTAGAGACAGCGTGGAACACACCCTCAGAGCCCTTGTTGCCAGCAGTCAAAGCACCTGAGCCAGTAGCAGCAGGGACAGCTTCAATCATAGCGGTCTCGAGGTAGTCCTCAAAGCGGAGACGGGTCTCGTGCTCAGACTTCATATACCACAAGTAGCCAGTAGCTCCATTCTCTGTGGTGACCTCGACCCATCCGATTTGTGCCATATCAGAACCAGTAACAGCGTACTTGTCCTTGATGATGATAGGGTTGTTCTCGTAGATTTCGTCGTTGGCCTCCAAAGAGTTAGCCATACCAGAGGTACCCTTGTCGAACTCAGAGCCGTAGATGATGACCGTACAAGCTGTTGCAGCTGCCATAGTCTGTCCACCGCCCTCATAGTAAGCCACATCGAAAGTGCCAGCAGCATAGTCTACATCAGTGACGATAGCCTTGTTGTGGAAGGCTGAGTCAGCGGTGTTGTCAGAAATCAATACCGTCTGTCCGACACGGATAGCAATCTGTGCGCTACCAGTCAACGGGTTGGCTGCTGGGTTCAGCGTATCGTTAACCGTCCACGTAGCCACATCGTCAGCAGCGTCAGCGTCAGTGGTGCAGTTGGTGTACTTGATGTGCAACCGTCCCTGCTCAGCCCACTTGATGAGGTCAGAGTTGGATGGAAGCTCAGCCCCTACCATACGGAGGAAAGAGGCAACACTACGATTTCCGTACCGCTCAAACTCCTGCTCCATAACGTCGGGCAGGTATTGGTCGAGGAAGTCGAAGTTAGAGATGTAGTTTGTAGCGAGAGCTACACGCTGCGGTGCTGGTTGCAGCTGAAAAGTTGGGCTTGCGTTAAGTGCCATTTCTTATCGTTTTTTGATTTTGAGACCACGCCCAGAATCACTATTCATCGCCCGTACCTTAAGACCGTTGGGTGAGCTGAGCTCCGTAGCACGTCGAGTCTCCATATTGATGTTCTTCGACTGGCGCGACACAGAGTTGACAGCCTCCGCCTTGCCTTGCTCATAGAAGAACTTAGCGAAGCGGTCGGGGTCCATAGCTACAGACAGCGCACGGTGATATCCGTTGGCGTCTTTGATGAGGCCCTGTTCGTCGAGGTACTTATTGATAAAGCCCCCCGGCTCCAGAGCCGCTTTTTTGAGTTCAGCCGAACCAGCAGGCGCAAACTTTAGTGAACTGTCGCCGACCTTGAATTCGAAACCTTCGAACTTGTCGGTAAAGACCTCGTTGGTCTTCTCTTGGTACCACTGAGCTCTACGCTCGTTTTGCTCCTGCAAGGTCTTAGCCTCGCTCAGGTACTGCTTGAAAGCCTGAAACTCCTCGGCATCGGCTCCGACAGCGCCGCTCGACTCGAGAGGTGCCTTATACTTAGCCTGCTGCTCTTTGAAGTATTCTCTGGCTTTCGCTACAGCTTTTTTCTTTTTCAACTTGACACGCCGTACCGAAGACTCGTCATCCAAATCTTCGTCGTACCGATAGTCCTCCATAAGGAGGTCTACGTCCTCGGGGTCCACCGCTTCGCCAGAGGCGAGCAGGTACTCCGACAACAGCTCGTCATCGTCAGACTCGTCGAGGTTCTTCTGAACCTTCATAAAGTCTTCGATGCCACGGCCTGTCTCTTTCTTATACTGAAGGAAAGCTGATACGTCTTCGGGCATATCTTCATTGGCTTCACGCTGGCTGAAGAGCTCGTCGACGGAACCGATTTCCCTGTTGTATCGATTCTTAATAAATGAAAGAACGTCCTCCTCACTCAGTCCCGACTCCGTAGTAGATTCTTCGTCTGTCTGATTTAAGCGAGCCTCGTGATTATCGAGAAGCTCCTGCTCGCGTTCCTGTACAGACTTTTCCTCTACGTCGCCGATTGCACGTACTTTTAATTCCATCGTATAAAATTTATGCGGCTAAGATAATTCAATTTACCTAGGCTCAAATTGAGTCAAACTGAAGCCATCTAACGTGTCCTCGTTAGACTCGAAGTTGATAGAAGGTAAGTTGTTCTTCCGCTGGTTTATCATCTTACTCTGCTGAGTGCTCTGCTTATCGATACGCTTTGCCTTCTCGTCCTCCTTCATCTTGTCTATCTCGCGACGACCGTTGACCTCGATGCCCTTTATCTGCATCTGGTAGTTGAACTCCTCAGCCATAAGCTCGCGCTTCAAGTTGGCCTCAGCCGTCATACGCTGGATATCGAACTGCGTCTCTGCCTCCTTAACCTGTATCTTCGACTGAGCCTCCATCTGCGCCTGCTGTGCAGCCGCCTGAGCCGAGGCCTGCTGAGCCTGAGCCTGACTCTGTATCTGCTTCTGCTGCATAAGCATCTGCTGCTTCTGCTCCTCCTCCTGCTTGCGCTTGCGCTTCATCTTAAGAAGCTGGTTGGCGAGCTTGATATTCTTTATCTCCCTGATATCGATGGCGTCCTCCAAGTTGATATCGTTCTTCGACAAAGCCATCTGGATATTCATCTCCAGCTGCTGCTTCTGCTCCTCGTCAGGCGTAACCTCCAAGAAGATACCGAAGTCGTACAGATACAAATCAGATATCTCCCTCAAGATAGATACGTTGTACTTGCCTATCTGGTTGGCAAACTCCTCCGCGAAGTCTGCGTACTCAAGGATGTCGCTGATACGTATGCTGATAGCCTCAGCCAACGACCGCAAGATGAAGTGGCTGGCCTGAAGGATATGTCGCGTAGCGGTGTTGCTGTTCAAAGCCGCCAACTTCTGTACGCCAACCAAAGAGTTGGGGTCTGGCGTACTGCCATCGCGAGCCTCGTTGAGCCCCGTAGCGTCCCTCAACATACTGAGGTAGTGGTTGTAGTTGCCGATAAGAGCCGCCATCTTAGCCTGACCGCTGTTGCTCGTCAGCTGCTGGATAGGTACTCTGGCATTATTGAACTCGCCCTCCTGAGTGTAGCTACGGCCCACCACGCTACCCGTCTGGAAGTACAGCCGCAAAGCATCCTCCGGGTTGTATGCCGCGCCAGTGCCGAGGTCGACCTCGTTCAATCCGTCAGCGTCGATGAACACGCCATCGGGTACCATACGGCTCATCACCTGCTGTAACTTCAGGTGGGTAAGCTGTATCTGGTCAGCCAAAGGTATCATACGGCGTACCAAAGACTCGATACGTCCCTTGTACATACGGGGAGCACACGCCACGTAGTTGGGTACGGCATACTGGCTGGCCGACTTAGGCCTAACCATATTCTCCATCATACCCCACTTGAGCATAATGTTCGTACCCATAACCATCACGCCATCGTACCATACGTCGATGACCTTCTCCACCCGCTCGAACTTGCCGTCCTCCATCATCTCTTCTGGAGGGTTGAAGTTCTCGTCTTTTTCTATGACGCGCTCACCACCGTTGTCCAGCTTCTTCTTTTTGTAGACGAACTTCTTCGTCGTCTTGTAGTTGAAGTACAGCAGCGTAGCGGTGTCCTTATAGAACAGGTCGTTGTCGTAGAACTGAGCTATGTTATAGTAGTCGTACCAGCTCTGTGAGCTTTTGGCGATAGTCTCCATATCCTCCTTCGTGAGGGTAGGGTCTATCTTCACCAGCTCAGTGATAGGCACCGTCTTTATCTCGCCCCAGTAGAAGCAGTCGCTGAAGTACGGGTCCTCAGTATAGCTGTACACCACGTTGGCAGGGTCTACGTAGCTGACACGCACACCATCGCCCGGCAAAAACTCGTGCTTAGTGATGCCCAGCCCCAACACCGTAAGGTCGTAGTCGACGCGCTTGCGCGTATCGTCGTACTTATTTTTGTCGAGCAACGTGCTGATAGCCGTCTCCTCAGCTATCTCTATAGCAGGCTTATACTTGAGCTGCATATACAACGCCAGCTCCTCGTCGTTAGAGGGCAGGTCGTCAGGGTTCATACTGAACGGCTCGATGCCAAACTTCTCCTGAGCGTTGAGCAGGATATCCTTAGCCACCATCTGTGACTCTATCATATCCTGAAACTTCGTCCTGTTGGCCGAGCTCATAGCGTCCTGAGCGTACGCCTTAACCTCGAACATACGGTCAGACATACCGTTGACGACGATATCCACAAACTTCGGGAGGATAGGGACAGGCGTCCAGTCGATATTTAAGTACGACAAATCACCATCGACAGCCAGCTCGTTCTTGTATTTCGAGATAGACTGCTCGCCGCGAGCGTACAGACGAAGCCTGTTGAACTCACGCCACTGGTCATAATAGCGACCAGCTGAGCCGTCTTTCCGAAACCATTCGTACTGTATAGCCTGACCCACTTGAAGGCCATACTCCGTAGTGGCTTTCTCGGCGTCAGACGCAAACTGGTCTGGAAAGGAAGTCGAGTTGATTTTTACTTCCTCCATTTATCGTAGCAATTCGCTCGTTTTTCCTCCGTTATTATACCTAGCAAAGGTAACCGATATTTTATTTTTCTGTTTCTGAGGCGTATAAAGACTCTTTTGAGTAGCCATAATAGCCAGCCCAGAACTGATAGACGCGTCATACTTCGTCCTGTTGTTGATATCGAAGCGAGACCAATCCTCTAGCGTACGCTGAAAAGGCATAGTACCCATAGCGTCATTCTCCCTAAAGACCCCGTCAGCATCGATGCCCACGTACTTCTCTATGTACGACTCTATAGCCGAGGCGTGAGCCTGCTTGACGTCCTCGCTGGTGTTAGGTATACCGCCCAGCTCGCGCTCCGTCTTGCTCAAGTTGCTGAGCACCTTGTCAGGCCTATTCAGGCTGAACCGCCTGTAGCCCCTGTTCTTCAGGTGGTACAGCAGTCGTGGCTTATTGTTCTCCGCCAGCACAGGCATACCGTAAAATACCAACGCCATAAGTACGTCCTCGAAAAACATCTCCGCCGTCTGTGGCCTAGCGATATACTCGAGGAAAAACTCGTTGCTGGGAGCGTCGTCCATATTGAACATAGTAAGCCCGTGCAAGGAGCCGTTAGAGCCCCTGCCATCTACCGTACCGCTGATGTCGTAGCTGTCACAGCCAAAAGCACCGATATGTTCGTTGCCCGGCATCTTGATGCCGTTGCGCTCGATAACCTTGTTGCGCATATGGGCTGGCGGTATCCAGCTGGTAAGGAACCTACCATTCTGGTCGGGCACCCATACCACCTTGGTATCCTTGATACCATTCTCCCATATGAACCTACCCTTAGAGACATACTGATGCAAGCCTATAGAGTCGTTGTAGTCCGTCTGCTGGTATATCTTCGTCAGGTTGAACAGCGAGCTCTTGCTCTCGTCACGAAACGCGTGAGCCTCCGTACGTGGGAACTGACGGTAGAACTCGTTGAGCGCCGCGCTATCGCTCTTCAATGACTCCACCTCATTCGTCCAGTACTCCAAAGCTCCCTGAGTGATAGGCTCGTCGTAAGCGTCGTAGGTAGGCTCGTCAGGCTTGTTCATAACAGGCATACCGTACTTATCTATGAACCCCTCGAAGTTCCACTCCATAGGGATATACAACGCATACAGCCCGCTCTCCGTCTGGCCGTTAGCGTTGCGCTTGCGTACGTCGCTCTGGTTGTACAGCTTCTTGAAGTTGGCGCCACCCTTATTCAGAGCGTTGACGGTGCTGCCCATCATACACTTACCCACCACCTTACGACCTAAGCGCAAGCACGTCTTCGTAACCTTCCAGTTGTTGAGGATGTTCTCAGGCTTTTCCCATTTGCCGCTCTCATCGTGGATAAGAAGCTTTAGCTTCTCACCGTCGTAGCTGTTGTCGCCAGTATTCTTCCAGTCGATGGTTGTATCTAAGCCCTCCATAGTATCCTCCATCACCTCGTTCATATTCTTACGGGTGATACGTCCAGCAGGGACGCGGTACGCCAGCTCCGTCTTAGGCCTGTCCATACCGTCCTGCAAAGGCTTGAAGAAGAATGGATAGTTCAAACTTATAGGCACCACCTTATCGGTGAACATCTTCTTTGCATCAGGCCCCGTCTTCGATAGTATGCCAATACGTGCGTCGCGCGTCAGCGTGGCTATATTCACCGCGTCCGACGAAGCCATAAAAGAAAATCCACTACGACGTATCTTAAGGTATACCATACCGTAGCTCCTGTCATCAGCTTTGCACGCCTCCCAGAAAAGAAACAAAGCTCTGTTGGCCTCACGGTACTCAGGATAGCCTACGTCGATACGCGTCCATTGTAGGTACATATAATGGCTGCCAGTGATATACGTAGGCTTGCCGTTGTTATAGAACCAGTAGCCCTGCTCACGCCGCTCAAACTCCTTGTCGATATAATCTACCCACAGGTTCTTAAAGTCCGCATTCTTTTCGTTCCACTGGAAGATGGTAGGTATACGCTCCAAATCTTTTGGGTACTCCTTCCTCTCCCAAAACTGATTCTTCTTCTCCGACATACGCTTGTGCACGTACTTCGGTTTCTTCGGTAAGCCTATACGCAGGCCACTTATCTCCACCACCTCACCCAGCGTACCGTCCTTGGAGATGATGACTATGTCGTAGTTGGCGTCGTAGCCATAGCTCCAGTTAGCCCTATCGTTGCGGGAGTACAGGACGGACTTAGGTACCGCATCGTCGACAGTGACGATGAGGTTACTTAGAGTGTCGTTCTGCAAATCCACCTGTTACCTCCTGTTTTTTCTTAGGCTTAAGTCCGAGCTCCTCGCTCTCTTTCTCTATACGCGCCAGTATCTCCAGCGCATCGAAGATAGCGAGCTTCTTAGCCGCTGCCGCGTTCTTCATCTTGTCGGCCGCCAGCTCGTCCTCGCTGTCGTAGCGTACTATCTTCTCCTCAGCTACCTTGATAAGCTCCTCAACGGCTTTGTAGCTCGAGTTGATAAGCTTAATCTTTAAAGCGTTACTGTCCATCACTTAATAAAATATCGTCGGTACGCATTCGATACATCTCGATGCCATCGACATAAAATGAATACTCACTCTCTGGAGCGAACACTACGCGAGTGTCCTCGAAGACACCGAGAGCACACAACTGTTCGTTGCTATAACGCACGAAGCCCGTCAACGGTTCGTTCTTGACGTTCATAAACATAAAGTCGTGAGAGGCAGGAGCAGGCTCCACAAAGGCGTAGTCGCCTACCGCCGTCCAGTCGCTGCCCTCATCACGCCACATATAGTACTGACCCTCCTCGACTAAGAACTCGTCGGAGCCGAGGAAAGCTCTGCCCGAACGCTGCTGACCACTCATATCGTTATAGAACTTAAAGATATTGTGGTGCACCATAAGGTGGCATCCCTCCCGTATAGGCCCTTTATAGCCAGCAGGGAGGTACTTCACTACGCCCACCCTGTTGCTGTACCTGTGGTCCTCCTGCGAAGAGCTGAGGATAAGTCCGTCACGCTCGTTGGCGTAACGACGACCACCATACGGGGTGACGATAAATCCAACAGGCGAGTGCATCAGTAGTTGGTCTTGTACTCTATGTGTACAGGCGTATGCTGGTTGAAAGACTTCCACTTGCGGACGCCGTCGCTGTCACGAACCCATATCTCATACTGAGACTCGTCCCTGTTGTGGAGGATAGCTTCTATGGTATATCGTCCATCGACGACGCTCTGCCCTACCACGTAGTGCATAGCCTCTTTGTAATCGGGTCCTACAGCTATCTTACGAATCATAGCTGTGAAAATACAACATTAAGGCTGTCGAGGGTGACGGTATCTGTAGCGTCAGTACACTGAGCCACGAAGTATAGGTTGTCGCCAGCAGAAAACTCTACAGCTCCGACACCCACAAAGGGCATAGGGTCGCCGTTGACAGAGATAAGCGTCTGCTTGCTGATGACGATATTGCTGCCGTTATACCGCATAAAGATAGACACCTCGTTGTTGTTGGCTGCCCCCGACAGCTCTATGACGCCAGTGACGCTGAATAGCTTAGTCTCCGCACCTGTATAGTTGATGACGCCAGCCTCAGTAAGCGTAAAGTCGTCAGTCTTATGCCCCACCAAAGCCGTCATATTGATAGCTGTAACGTCGGTACTGACGATATCGGTGTCCACAGGGAAGGCCGGGTTGACGTACATATAGAGGTGCGACCGTGGTGTAGCCTTAGCTATGTCAATCAAAGAGCTTACCGTAGCGTTCTTCGTATTGTCAACGTCGCTCACATCGGTGAACAGAATCTTATCGTCAGTGGCTGGCGTAGCCGTAGGGTATGTCTTAATCTTAGCCATCGGTGTTTTTCTTTATAGCGCTCCCAAAGAAGTATCCAAAGATACTCAATACGATACCTTCGCTTATGCCTATCAGGTGTATCCACACCTCCTTGTTCTGCTGAGGTATCTCCAGATATACTATCGCGTAGATAAGGAAAGCAAAAGACCCTAAGCCCGCTACACCCGTAAGGTTGAACAGGAAGTCGAAGCGCTTATGCTCCGCCACAGCCATCTCCCTCTTCCTCGCGCTGTCCCTATCGGCTACCTCCTGCTCCAGTATACGCGCGGCCGCCTCCTTGTCGCGCTCGCTGAGCTCCGCGTCCTGCTGTATCATCTCGCCTATAGCGCTTAAGATACCAGCGTCAGGCACTAGGTCGCCCACCACCTCCAAGAGGTGGGGACCCCTGAGAGCCAGAAACTTACCGACCTTGGTATCCTTGAACTTTTTCTTTACAGCCATTTGTACTCCTCTTTGGCGTCGAAACAAGGACACGCCCTATTGGCTACGTCCCTGTGGCCTATTATCTCCGCACCCGGGAAGATACGTACCAGCGTAGCCAGCAATATCTCCAGCGACTCGCGCTGCTCCTGCGTACGCGTATCGTCATACTCACCGTCCTCGCCTATACCACCGACGTAGCATACGCCAATAGACTTAGCGTTATGACCCTTAGCGTGCGACCCTATATCGCCCAGCTCGCGCCCCAGCTCTATACGACCGTCGAGACATACGACGTAGTGGTAGCCGATATCGCGCCAACCCCTAGCCATATGCCAGCTGCGTATCTCTTCAGCTCCTATATCGCGTCCCTCAGGGGTAGCTGAGCAGTGGACGATTATCGTATCTATCTCTCTCAAGGTACAGGGAGTCTATAATATTCTGTATGCTGTCTAACGTAGTCGGCGAGCGGAGTGTAATATTGCCTGTGAATGTAGCCACCTCCTCATCCTCCCAATAGATGACCACGATAGGAAGCGTCGGTAGGTTGTCCCTAACAGACTTAGGCTGGTCTTCGAACCACTCGTAGTACGTGTTGCACCGCGAGAGGCTGTCGAGGTATAGCGAGTTCTCTTCATTCCAATGGGCGTTAATCTGCATAACGGACACCGGATGCGACGCCTTCTGTACCACCACGTTGACGGCCAGTATAGACAGACACCAAAAGAGAAAAAGCTTGCTGCTCATTTTTGACTCAGTTCATACAGACGCTTATCCAGTTCCTTCAAGGTCTCCTTTATCTCCGCTACGTCCTCCTGTGTAGACATAATAGCTGTGCGTACCATCTCGTCTTTATAACGAAACTCCTCCTCACTTATCGAAGGGAGCGGGAGACGCTTAGCCTCTTCAATATCCGCCTTTAGCGTAAAGTATACGCTGACCACAGTCACCAAAACAGTGGCTATAGCCACCACGTCCTTACCCGTCACCGTAAACTTTATGTTCTCTACGAGGCTCATAGGCTATATTACACAGCGGTGTACGTCTGTGATGGGTTGAAGATAATCTTGTTGCTACCAGCAAAGTACCCAGCGATACGTACGAAGCCAGTGACAGGCGCTGCGTGAGTAACCCTACCCTCGGTATTCGACACGTACAGGGTGTATCCATCAGCGGTAGAACCGCCGGGAGCGTCAGCCATAATACCGATACCGCTGATGAGCATACCATCAAGAATCGAGCTGGAGCCAAGAGCGACACCCAACAGACCTTTT